GCTGATCCTTCATCACTTGCAGGGGCGTCTTTCCAGCCGTGATGTCTACGGCGGCTACTGGCAAAAAGTCACAACACACATCCTCAGGCATGGTCACGATCATTCTTCTCGGTGAACTTGGGCGCCGCTTTGGCCGCAGGCATAGCCTGGCCATCTCATCGGCTGCCGAGGCCATTCGGGCGCTTGCGGCCAATTTCCCCGCCTTCGAGCGGGAATTGGTGGCCTCAGGCGAGCGCGGCGTGGGGTACCGCGTGCTGGCTGGCCGTGAGGCGCTGACGCTGGAGCGCTTGCATGAGCCGACAGGACAGAGCCGCATCACGATTGCACCCGTAGTCTCTGGTGCGGGTGGCAATGGCCTCGGTCAGATCTTGCTGGGTGCAGCCCTGTTGGCCGTCGCCTGGTGGAACCCGCTGGGCTGGGCGGCGTCCGGTGCGTTTTTGTCGCAGGCCACGCTCTATTCGGTGGGCACCGCCATGATTTTGGGTGGCGTGGCGCAGATGATTGCCCCTACGCCGAAGGCCACCGAGCCCTTAGAGCGCCCCGAAAACAAGCCCAGCTACAGCTTCAATGGTGCGGTCAACACCACCGCCCAGGGGCATCCCGTGCCGGTGGGCTATGGCCGTTTGATTGTGGGATCGGCCGTGATCAGCGCCGGCATTGACGTCGATGAGATTGCGGCATGAGCCAACTCATCATTGGTGCGGGCGGTGGCGGCAAAGGCGGTGGAGGAAGCGCCCGTGTGGCGCAGGAGGCCCCCGACAGCCTGCGTTCCAAAGCCTATGCGCGCGTGGTTGACCTCATCTCTGAGGGCGAGATCGAGGGGCTGGTCGACGGCCTGCAATCGGTCTACCTGGACGACACGCCCATTCAGAACCCTGATGGCTCGACCAACTTCTCAGGCGTCACCCTGGAGACCCGCAACGGCAGCCAGCAGCAAAGCTATGTCCCCGGGTTCTCGTCTGTTGAAAACGAAGTGGTCGTTGGCGTCGAGGTCAAGGCGAGCCAGCCGGTGGTGCGCTCCATCACTGATCCGGATGTGGATGCGGTGCGGATCAAGGTCAGCGTGCCGCAGTTGACCAACCAGGACACGACCAAAGGCGATCTCAATGGCAGCACGGTGAACTTTGCGATCGATCGCCAACTGAACGGCGGTGGGTTCGTGGAGATGATCAACGACACGATCTCCGGCAAGACAACGACCAAGTACCAGCGCAGCTATTACGTGCCACTTACCGGCAGTGGCCCCTGGGATATCCGTGTGCGCCGGATCACGGCGGACTCGACCTCAAGTGCGATTCAGAACAAGACCTTCGTAGATTCATACACCGAGGTCATCGAGAGCAAACTGCGCTACCCCAATAGTGCCCTGGTGGCGCTTCGGGTCGACGCGTCCCAGTTCTCCAGCATCCCGCGGCGCAGCTACGACATGAAGTTGCTGCGGGTTCGTGTTCCTGTGAACTACGACCCAGCCACGCGCGCTTACAGCGGTGTGTGGAATGGCACTTTCAAGATTGCCTGGACCGATAACCCTGCCTGGTGCTTTTACGACCTGGTGACGAGCACCCGCTATGGCTTGGGTGGCTACATCCCTGAGGCCCAGGTCGATAAGTGGGCGCTCTACCGGGTAGCCCAATACTGCGACCAGTTGGTTCCCAACGGGCTGGGCGGTGTCGAGCCGCGCTTTACCTGCAACCTGTACCTCCAGACCCGGGAGCAGGCCTACAAGGTCGTGCAGGACCTGGCCTCGATCTTTCGGGGCATGGTGTACTGGTCTGGTGGTGCGATCACGGTCACGCAGGATGCACCCGCTGATCCGGTCTACCAGTTCGCCCCCAGCAATGTCGTGGATGGCGAATTTGCCTACCAGGGGTCTTCGGCGAAGGCCCGGCACACGGTGGCCTTGGTCACATGGAACGACCCCGAAGACTTTTACCGCCAGAAGGTGGAGTACGTCGAGGACGCCGCTGGAATCGCCCGCTACGGCATCGTGCAAAGCGAAGTGGTGGCCCTGGGGTGCACTTCTCGGGGTCAGGCGCACCGGGTGGGTAAGTGGCTCTTGTATTCCGAGCAGTCGGAATCTGAAATCGTTACCTTCCGCACGGGCCTTGAGGGTGCCGTGGTGCGCCCGGGCGACGTCATCAAGGTCGCCGATCCGGTTCGAGGGGGTATGCGCCTTGGGGGCCGGATTGCTGCGACATCTGCAAGCACGGTCACCCTGGATCAGGACCTGCCAGCGGATCTGCCTTGGCGGCTGTCGGTCATCCTGCCCACTGGGGCGGTTGAGGAACGCCTGGTGGGTCCGATTTCGGGGAGAGCCTTGACGGTGACGATACCGTTCAGTGCGGTGCCGCAAACTGGCGCTATCTGGGTGCTTTCCTCGTCCATCATCGAGCCGCAGCTCTTTCGGGTGGTTGCGGTCGCCGAGCGGGACCCCGGGGTGCACGAGGTCACCGCACTCGCTCACAACCCGAGCAAGTTTGATGCGATTGAAAAGGGGCTGGCATTGCAGCCCCGCTCGATCACCGTGCTATCGGACATGCCACCAGCACCGAATGGGCTCGCCATGCAGGAGAGCCTCTACCGGGTCAAAGACCAGGCGCAGGTGCTGGTTCAGGTGTCCTGGAACGAGGTGCAGACCGCAGTTGCGTACCGGCTGTCCTACCGGGTGGCAGGCGGCAACTTCGTGAGCCTGCCGCTCACCAGCGCCAACTATGTCGAAATCCGGGATGCGCAAGAAGGCGCGTATGAATTTAGCCTGCGTGCGATCGGCATCACGCGCAAGGAAAGTGTTCCTGCGACCCTGAGCGCAACGGTTCTAGGTAAGACCCTACCGCCATCGGATGTCACGGGCTTTTCGGTCCAGCGCCGGGTCTCCGATCTGCTGATTTCCTGGGATGAACTCCAAGATGCAGACCTTTCGGGCTACGAGGTCCGCGTGGGTGCCGGCTGGGATAACGGCCAGTTGGTGGCCAAGACCGCGGGCACGCAGATGGTCCACGACCAAAGCGCGGCTGGCCTTTACCCGTATCACATACGGGCCTACGACACCTCAGGCAATTACAGCGCCCACGTCACGACCTTCGTGCTGAGCCTGCAAGCGCCCACGACCGTGCGTCAGTTCGATGTGGTGCAGTCGGCCAACCGGCTGGAATTTCGGTGGCAGCCCAACCCAGAGCCTGAAGTTGTCGGGTATGAACTGCGTGAGGGCGCGGCCTGGGATGCCTCGCTCTTTGTGGCTGAGGTCAAGTCCACCAGCTACACGCTGCCCTCGGGGTTTGACGGAGAGCGCAAGTTTTGGATCAAGGCGATTGCTTCACCAGGTATCTACAGCGACACGCCGACCTTTGTCTCGACCGTCGTTGCCCAGCCGCAGAACGCCAATTTGATCCTGGCGCGCGATGAGCAGGCGCTGGGATTTCCTGGTACCAAGCACTTTGCTTCGGTCGTCTCGGTCAACGGTAAAAATGTGCTGCGCATGAGCACCGGTGCCCAGGTTGCTGAGTACCTGTTTGAGGTGGATCTTGTCTCACCCATCCGCGCGCAGAACACGCTGCTCAATAGCCTCGGGGCTTCGGTCGATGACCGTACTACATGGCTGGAGGCGAATTTCCCCTGGAGCAGCGATGCTGCAAGGCGTCAGTGGGCCTATGACGGTGCGATTGCCAATGTCGATGCCCGGTTTCAGATCGCCAGGGAAGACGCACTGCAAGCCGACGAGGTCTACGGATGGCGGCTGAACGGTTCTACCGCAGGTCTAGGCAATCCAGTCTCAAGCCAGGCGGCAGGCGTCGCCTATGCAGCCGGCCGGTATGGCGACGGCCTCATGGTCAAAGACACCACGCGCGTGGCTTGGACGGTGAGCATCCCGTCGGTGTTTCACACTTCCTTTTGGTTCATCCCGGCAGAGGTCACCACCTGCGTGATCTGGGCGGCCGTTGGCCCCGCAGGATCGCTCCTCGTGGGCTATGACGCCACAACGGCAGCGTTCTTTCTGGAGGACCAACTGTCCAGACGAGTGAGCGTGCCCTTCGGGATCTCGGTCACAGATCGCGTGTGCATCGGCGTGTGCCAGACCGCCACCGAGCGACGGCTGTTTGTCGGTCGGATGGGCGGCGATGTGGAGTCAGCCAGTTCGACGCTTGCGCCAATCGGAGGCTTTACCAGTTTGCGTCTGTACTAGACCGCAGCTTTTTAACCTATCCCCAACCGTGGCGCTGCCCTCGAAAGAGACAGCGCCATTTCTTTTTCCATTTCACGAGGACTTTTCATGATCGACGAATCCATGCAGCTCCATGGCGCAATGACTCTGATTCTTCGCCGCGCAAGCGGTGAGGTCGAGACGGTCCACAAGGACAACATCATCGTCAACGTTGGCTTTGACTTCATCGCTGACGCCATTGGAAAAGCTGCCAGCCGACCCGGCGTGATGGGCTTCATTGCGCTGGGTACCGGAACGACTGCGGCGGCAGCCACCCAGTCGGCGCTGGTGACCGAAATTGATCGTAATGCCGCGACCTACGCGCACACGGCAGGCACCAAGACTTTCACCTTCAGCGCAGACTTCCTCGCAGGCGACAGCACCGGCGCTCTGACCGAAGCCGGGGTATTCAACGCAGCGACCGGGGGCATCATGCTCGACCGGGTGGTGTTCCCGGTGGTCAACAAGGGTGCAGATGACAGCCTGACCGCGGTCTTCACCTTCACGATGAGCTGATCGAGATGCCCGATACGGTGACGGTCAGCGAGACCCAGGGTGCGAGATACACCTGGGCATCGGCTGGCTTTACATGGGCAAGCGCCAGCGCGGGGAAGAACTGGACCACGGCCTATCCAGCTGTCTACAACGTCGCTGTTGCTGTGACGCTGGCCTTCGTTGAGGCCTCTGGCAGGCAGTGGACTAAGCGATCGAATGAAACGCTGGCCGTTGCGGAAAAGCTGGCCAAGCAATTGACCCTGCGCGAATCAGAAGCTGTTTGGTTCGGGGAAACCTATTCAGACCTGATCGCATACGTGCTTCGATGTGTTGAGACGATGGCTTTCACGGAGGGTGCCGGAAAAGTCAGTCGCAAAGAGATTCGGGAGGCGTTCCAGACATCTGAATACCTGACCCGAGTGCTGACAAAAAGCGCTGCGGAAAACTTGGCCTGGGGTGACTTGCTTCGCCAAAGCACTACGAAGCGTTTGGCCGAAAGCCTGCCGATTTCGGAGGCGCCTCAACGAGGTGTAACCAAGAACGCATTCGAAGCCTTTGGGCTAGGTGACGACTTGGATCGGCAGATGACCAAGCGCATCTCAGAGGCCGTCGCGTTTGCCGAGACCTACACCGATCTGATTGCATTCATCTTGCGGATCAGCGAAGGCCTGGGCGTGAGCGACTTGGGAGCCAAACAGCTCCGAAAACCGTTCTCGGAGGCCTTTGGTACGAGCGACAAGGCTGCACGGCAGACGGTCAAGCGCGTCGCTGAGGCGATCGCGATAGGCGAGGCACTGGGCCGCACGGTGGCCTACCGCCGAAATCTGGTCGAGGGCTTTGCGGTGTCTGATGCGCTGCGCAAAGCGGTGAGGCTGACCGCGCAGGAGGCCTTGCTGCTTGCCGAGCAGTATCGCAGGCATGCCAACGGCGTGATCAGCGACATGATCGTTGGTAGTACGGAGATCACCGAACAGGACTTCGTTGCCATCGTCGAGGCCGGTCACCCGCCAGGGTACACCGACTTCCGGGATTTCATTCAGGGCGACTACACCTACCGTCGTGCGCTATTTCGGGCCATCTTGAACTCGCGCAATTCCGACCGTGGCTACATCGACGGTCTGCGCGTCACCGTGGATGTGCCCGACATCTTCGATCGGGGCACCGCACAGATCACCGATGCAGCTGCCGGTGCGGTGATCAATTTCACACGCAGCTTCCGCGTGCCACCCGAGGTGACCATGACCCACAAGGGCGGCACCGCTGTGGCGATTCCTCGGCTGCTCGGTGCAGTCACCACGACTGGCTTTACGGCCGTCCTCGAAAACAGTTCCGGCACCCGCGTGACCGGCTCCTTTACCTGGATTGCACAGGGGTACTAGATGCAAAACTTCACCGACATACCGTCGTCCAGAACGCTGTCCGATTCTCTGATCGAGATTCTGAACAACGATAAGACCGCCATTTCGTGCAACAGCGGCACCACTTTCCCAACGACTAACCTTCAGATCGGGATGCTGTGCTACCGCACGGACCAGTTGAAGCTTTACCAGTTGATCGGGACAAACCCGGATAACTGGCGCTTCATCATGGATTTGGCAAGCGGCATCGATACGCAGTTCGCCGCCAAGCTCAATGCCGCTAGCTACACGGCGGCTGATGTTCTGGCGAAGCTGCTTACTGTGGATGGTACAGGTACTGGACTGGATGCCGACCTGCTCGATGGCCAACATGCGAGTGCATTTGCCTCTAGCACGCACAACCACAACGCTGCCTACCTCGGCATCACCGCCAAGGCCGCCGACGCTGACAAGCTCGATGGCTATGACTCCACCGCATTTGTGAGGGCAGTCAACGGTGCCGGGCCTGATGCCGCTGGGAACGCGACGGTCAACATCGACCTGTCCAGCAGGGTCGCTAAGTCAGGCGACACGATGACGGGCAATCTGACGATTCAGAACACCGCCCCGACCATCAATATGCAGGACACGGACAACGTGACTCGTTCGCTGCATGTCAACAGCAACCTGATGGGCTTTT